ACTGTATCAAATCTATGCACTGGGTGAAAAGGCAATCAGTAAGAGTAACATCTACAGCAACTGGAGCTTCATCCCTCATCGCCCTGCTAGGTTTGTCAACTATGTGTATGGGTTAGACTTTGGATACAATCACCCCACTGCTCTCATGCGAGTCTATTGGTGTGATGCTGACATCTACATTGAGCCTGTGATCTATGAAAGCTATCTGACTACACCGATGCTGATAGACAAGATGCAAGGTGCCAACATTGAAAAGACAGTGACCATAGTAGCTGACTATGCAAGACCCGAAATCATAGCCGAACTAAACAATGCAGGCTACGATGTTCAGAACGCCAACAAGGTAGTCAAGAAAGGGATAGATAACATCAAGACCTTCGGGGTATTCTGCCAGGATGACAAAGCCCTCAAGAAAGAGTACGAGAATTACAAGTGGAAAAAAGTAGGGGACATGATCACTGACGAACCAGTCAAGATGTTTGATGATGCCATGGATGCTGTGAGGTATGCAACCACTCACATCAGACAAGAGTACTATACGGATGACAGTTACCTGGCGTTTTAGAAACACATTAACTGCTTAGAATAATATAGGTATGGCAATGACATTAAAGGCTGCACCTCAGCGACTCACTCCAGCATACAACCCTGTCAAGTATATCTATGACAGCACCAACAAAAACCTAGGAGGCTTCAAGTATATCTTTGAGGTATACGAGTCAGGCACAGCTAATCAGATAGCAGAGTACAGGGTGCTACCTGTTTACTCTACGGGGTACGGTGAGATTGACCTAACTAAGTTACTCCAGTCTAAGGTAAGCTTTGACCTGGAGCCAACCAATGATACATCCTATGCTGCACCCAACAGCTACTACAAGTATGACCTTAAGGTTGGTGAGGAGTATCTCACTACGACCTCATTTACATCTGCCATGACTCAGTATGTAACTGCTCCCTATGTTGGTAGAGTTCAGCTGAATGGAGCTAACAGCTTTGTGGTAGGTGATCAGATAGTCTTAACTCAAACAGGAGCAGGTACAGCCAATGCTAACCTTGATGGACTGTACACTGTGCTAGTAGCTACACCTACCTATATTGTTATTAACTTCTTGTGGTCAGGTATCACCAACGCTAACAAGGATGTTGAGATAACCTATGCCGATGGTAGGAGGACCACCACATACAATATCATTAGTGACCTAAATAACTATGTATTCAATGGTGCACTGCCTTGGGATGAGTGGCCATCTTGGGATGAGACTAACTATGACTTGAGCAGTAACACTGACAAGTTCCTTACATCCATCCCTGCTGCCAACTTCTACGCTACACTATCTCAAGACCTTTGGATAAATGCAGCGTATGGCTTCATACCTGTAGGTACACACAAGATAGTATTCACCAATGATGGTGCAGAGACATTTGAAAAAACATTGAGTGCTAGTGACTTCATCACAGGCAACGCAGTAGGACCTAACAACGCAGGCACACTGACTGTAGTCTCAGGCTCACTGCCATTGATTAAGCCTACCACTCAATACTATGAGTACTACTATGAGCACAATGGTTCACAGGTTACTCAAGCATATCGAGTTAACATAGATCGTAGAACACAAAGCCAAGAGTACAGCATTGTATTCTTAGACCGTTATGGTTCATGGGGTAGCTTTGCATTCACCGGTAGAGCATACGAAACAGGAAGCGTACAGCGTGAGCAGTACAACATGGATGTGCAAGGTAAGATAGCAAGTACTCAATGGACCTATGACTTAACTGAAAGAGGATATACCAACAGCTATGTAACAGTAGAGAATACCATTGACCTCAACACTAACTGGATGACTGAGGACATGGCTACCTATTTCACTGAGCTCATCAGTTCACCATACACTTACTTCAAGGTAAGCAACTACGATGAGAGCTGTGATATACCTGAGAGTACTAAGTACATCAGCTGTAATGTAGTGACATCCAACTATGAGTACTACAAGCAACGAAACAAAAATCTAATCAAGCAAAGCATTACTATCAAGCTTGCCAATAACGACATGGTCAATGGTTAGGATACAACTAGCAACAGGCTACCTTGATGTTAAGGAAGGTACATCTTTCCCTCTGACATTCCAGGTAGGAGATATCAGAGATATAAGTCAAAGGAAAGGTAACTTCTCTAAGACCATTGTATTGGTAGGAAGTAAGAATAACAATGACCTACTGAACCACTACTACGATGTGAACATTGTAGCAGGTACCTTTGACATCAATGCAGTGACCAACTGCTCAGTTATCCAGGACGGGATACCAGTCATGGAGGATGCAAGCATGCAGCTCACAGCCATCAAGAAGGTACAGCTCACCGAGCAGTATGAGGAGCATGTAGAGTATGAGGTATTGATTAAGGAAAGCAAAGCGGATTTCTTTACAGCCATCAATAACAAGGAGCTAACTGATATAGACTTCAGTGACCTCAACCACACATACGATGCATTCAATGTGGTTAACCGATTTAACAACTCGGTAGCTGATGGCTTCAAGTACTTTCTACCTGGTAGTGGGGATGCGTTCTACAGCACTCAGGAGTTCAAGCCTGCCATCTTTGCCAAGACTTACTTTGACCGTATCTTTCAAGATGCAGGATTCACATATAATTGGCCAGACCTAGTTGATGATAAGTTTGACCGGCTAGTCATTCCATACAATGGGGATACGGATAACTTTGACTATGCTGACTATACAGTCAAGGCTAATGCAGGACCAACCACTTACACAGGTACGTTCTTTGCAGGGGTAGCTGAATTTCAGAACCCTCAAACAATAGCAGGATGGACTGAGACCGAAGACCCTCAGAACATTTACAATCCTGTCACTGGAGTATACAGTACTCCATTCAATATCAGTAGTAACAACTCACAGCAGTATGACTACAGCGTTCAGATACAATACGAGATTAGACTAGTGAACTCTTCAGGTGTTACATTGTATTCGGGTCAAGCCGGTATAGCTGCACCTGTTTTCTTTCAGCCTCAGTTAGTACTAACTCGAAATGGTGTAGTGTCATTCACTACTAACCTATACACTAACCCTGCACCACTTAACAACAGTGCAACGGTTACCTATGGAGTGCAATCTCCCGGTTCAGTACCTAACGGAACCACTACTATCTTGAGTCAGACAGTAGTAACTACCATGGCATTGACAGATCAGAACTTACCTCAGCTATCTCAAGGTAGGTTAGCTGTTAAGGTTCCAAGGATAGCAACCCCAGTGACTGGAGCTAACTCACCAATATGGCGGACAGGTTCAGCATCCGGTCCTGCATGTGCATCCGGTCAGATAAAGGTACAGGCAGTGATCACTAGCATAGATGTTACCATAACACCTAGCAACAACATTGTAGCTATCGGTGGTACTATTGATGTGAATGACTACGTGCCTCAAAAGATTAAGCAGAATGACTTTGTTAAGGCTATCTTCAACATGTACAATCTGTACGCTGATGTAGACAAGACCCAACCTAATCAGCTCAACCTAATCCATAGGGATGCATACTACGATGCAGGTAAAGAGGTAGACTGGACTTACAAGCTAGCCAAGGACCAGGAGCAGTCACTGTCATTCTTACCGGAACTGACTAGTAAGAAAGTAATACTCACCTATTCACCTGATACGGATAGTGCTAACGCTACGTACACCACAGCGACTAATCAAATCTACGGACAGGTAGAGGTAGTCTTTGATAACGAGTATGTCAAGGATGTGGACACTAAGCCTATCTTGTTTGGACCTACTCCAATCATCAAGACTCCATTCGGTGCATACGTGCCAATGATTGCAGGACAAGCTCCTAAGACTAACCTGCGTATCCTGTACGATGGCACAACTAGATCATGTAGTCCGTATCATATCTATGACTACGGTACTACCGGTATGACAGGTGTAACAAGCTACCCGTATGTTGGCCACTTTGATGACCCACTTAACCCTACATGGGACCTTAACTACTCGGTGTGTTCATTCTACTACTACCAACCATTAAGCCTAACAGATAACAATCTATACAATAGATACTGGAGGCGAACCCTAGGGCAGATTAACAACGGTAAGATGTTGACTGCTTACTTCAATCTTAAGGATAGTGACATCCAAGCTATGGAGCTCAATGACAAGATACGCATTGACAACTCATGGTGGAACATTAACCGAGTAATTGACTACGATGCCAACGCTAACAAGCTTACTCAGGTAGAGCTTATCAGTGTAGATAACGAGGTGAACTTCATGCCATTCGTTAACCCTTTCGGAACACCAGGTGTAGGCCTTCCAAATATATCAGCTATTCAACAGGTAGCTAACAGCAGTGTGGTCAAGACTAAGAGCATGAACAGTAATGTGCTCACCGGTGGCGGTATGATAGGAGAGGTAGTCAACCGAGGTAACATTGTACCTGGAGGGCTCAGAGTAATGGTAGCTACTGAAGGTTACTCAGTAGAGAATGATGGTATAGTCACTGACAACTTAGTGGTGAGAGGTAGCATGAATGGTATACCTGTTGACCCTGCATACTACAAGTACACAGCATTGCTATTTCAGACAGGTACAGCTGACCCTGTGGCCGATGTGAAAGAGGGTAGCTTTGGTGAGATAGTATGGACTAGACAAAATCAAGGTGAGTATCAGGGAGCCATACAAAATTGGGAGATAGGAACTATACTAGGCAGTGAGCTAACCGTTATGATTAACAACGTAAACTTTGACGGGGTGACTAGTGCAACGTACGTTGCATCAAATAACACTATAGATATATTCACAACACAGATAGGAGTAGGGTTTGTAGATAACTACCTTAACTACACCACAATTGAAATAAGATATTACAAGCCATAACATGAATGAAGTAGAGATACCATTAAAGCTCGGTGGCATTGCTGCCATCAAAGCAGAGCTAAGAGATTTACAAGGTCAGATAGCTAATGCAGGAGATGCAGATACAATGGCTGAATTGGCTCAGCAAGCAGGAGCATTAAAAGACCAAATAAAGGATGCCAATGAACAGGTAGCTATCTTTGCTACAGGCTCTAAATTTGAAGCAGTATCTAATAGCTTTGGTGCTATCAAGGGTGACCTCATGAGTCTTGACTTTGAAGGTGCAGCAGATAAGGCTAAGATATTTGCTACTTCACTTGGGAACATTAAGCCTGCTGATATTAACAAAGCATTCAGCGGACTTGTTAGTACCATTGGCACAATCGGTAAAGCATTCGTTTCATTAGGTCAGACCTTAATAGCTAACCCTATTTATTTGATTGCCGCTGTGATAGCAGGAGTCATTGCTGCTACAATATATCTAGCTGATAAGTTAGGATACCTTGACCAAATAACTGAGGGAGCAGGTATAGCATTTGATGCATTGATTGAAGCCCTAAAAGAATTTGGTGAAGCAATGGGTATAGCATCTGCTCAAACTGAGGAGTATGTTGCTATGCAGGAAGCCAATGATGAGGCTAACAAAGCAGTAGAGAAGAGTACAATGGATGTTGTCCTAGTTACAAATGAAGTAGGTACTGCATTTGAGTTAGCTAAAGAAGGAGTAATATCTAAAGAGGAAGCACTTGCTACATACAATGAAAAGCTAGGTGATACATTTGGTGCAGCTACTACATTAGCTGAGGCTGAGAGATTATATGTGGCTAAGACTGATGCATACATTGCAGCTACCATGGCAAGAGCTAGAGCTGAGGTGTTCGCTAAGAAGGCAGCAGAGGCAGATGCCAAGGCTATCCTTGCTAAGACCAAAGACCAAACCACTGCACTCGATAAGACTAAGAATTTCATTGATGAGAATAAGGTAGCATCATACGCATTAGGTGCAGCTACAGGTGGACTTGGCTTAGTAGCTGTAGCAGCATTTGATGCAATGGATCAATCAGGTGAGAGCTTAGCTACTAAGCAAAAAAGACGAGTCAAAGAGGAGGAGAAAAGACAAGCTAAATTCTCTAATTTATACCAGGAGGAAGCAAGCAAAGCACTCAAGACTGCCCTTGAATTAGAGAAGTCTAACGAGATAAACATCAAGGGAGGTCAGAAAAAAACTGCAAGCCATAAAAAAGAAAGTGATAAGCGTATTAAAGAAGCTGAGAAAGAAGCTAAACGATTAGCAGATATAGCTAATAAAGAGAATGAGGAAAGGATTAAAAGAGAGGATGCACAGTTTGACTTACTCAATAAGATAACCCTTACACAACGTGAGCAGGATATCCTAGCATTGACTCAAGACTACGATAAAAAGTATGAGCTTGCTGAGGGTAATGCTGAACTTGAAAAGCTACTAGCTGAACAGCAGAAAAAAGATATTGCAGATATCAATAAGAAATATGCTGACGAGGCAGAAAAGAAAGCAAAAGAGGAAGCAGATAAATTGCTTGCAGCTAAGAAAGCAGCAGATGATTTGATATTTAACCTGAATGCTACTCAGCAAGAGAAAGATATTCGAGCACTGGAGGAGCAACTTGAAGCAGATAGAAAAGTGCTTGGTGATAACGCAGCTGCACAGCTCCAGCTTACAGCAAAGTTTGAGGAGGATAAGAAAGCCATTGAAAATAAGTATGCACTTGAAAGGATAGAGAATGCTAAGAAAGAAAGGGATGCTAAGATAGCTCTAGCTGAAGAGATATTCAATGGAGTATCTGCAGTAGGTAGTGCATTGATCAAGGACCAAAAGAAACTAGAGAAATTTAACAAGGCAAATGCGTTGATTCAAATTGGTATTGATACAGCCAAAGCAATCTCTTCATTAGTTGCTGCGGCACAGTCTAACCCATTCAATGGGATAACAGCAGGAGCTGCAGGTATTGCTCAGTTCGCTAGCGGTATCGTTCAGATAGTTACTAATATAGCCAAGGCTAAGCAGATATTAACATCTGGAGGTACACCTTCAGCAGGTGGTGGCGGCGGTTCAGCTGAAGCAACAGGTGGAAGCAATACCAATGTAGCACAGCAGGTACCGGCATCAGCTCAGTTATTTGGTGCAGCCAATAGCGGTAACGTAGTGAGTGCAGGAGGCGGTACATCTAACAGCTCCATGACTGTCACAGCTGTAGTATCTGAGACACAAATAACCAACGTACAAAACAAGATAACTAAGATTAATAAAAACGCTGAATTATAATGAACTCACTACAAGCAATCACCGACCACATTGAGCTGTTCTACAACAATCACCTGCAGGTAAAGAAAGTAGGTAGCGACTTCAAGGAACAGCTATACAACTTCGCTACCCAGGATGAGAAGTACCCTATTGTTTTCATTGTACCGGTAAGCGTTAACCCTACCGAGAACACCTCAGAGTTTAACTTTGACATTTACTGCTTTGATATCATTCAAAAGGATAGGGCTAACATCATTACAATCCTAAGCGATACACAGCAAATACTTAATGATCTATTTGTGTACTTTACTTACAGCAATGACTACAGCTTTGATGTGATAGGACTGCCTAGCTTCCAGGCAATAAACAATGATTTACTTGACTACGCTGCAGGGTATGTTATGAACATCACTCTTACCGTCAATGACTGGACTGATTGTGCTGTACCTTTACAATAAACATTTCGGAGGCTTAAAGTAATATAGGTATGAGTGCACCAAATTGGTGGGGAGATTGGAGGCCAACCCTCACACCTCACACTGGAGATTTACAGCCAACTGACTTACTAGAATGTACAATGATAGTAGGAGGGTTACCTGTCAATACAGCTATTACCGGTCAGCAAATAATAGATGCTGCAGGTGGAGGCGGTGGTGCAGTAGGTTACTATGCTCAATACCAGGATGACATTAGTCAACCATTAGGTGCAGTGAATGTAGGTCAACCTGTTAAGTTCAGGACCATGGACTTTAGCAATGGTGTAACAGTTAACAGTGATACGGAGATAACCATAGCTAACACAGGAATATATAACCTACAATTCTCTTTTCAATATCAGAACACAAGCAGCCAAGACCAAGATGTTACAGTATGGCTTAGAAAGAATGGCTCGGATGTATTAGGTAGTGCAGGCTTTGTAGCTGTTATTGCATCTCATGGTGGTACACCTGGTCATTGCCTACCATCATGGAACTATTTACTTGATGCAGTAGGTGGAGATTTCTACGAGCTGTATTGGAGTGCAACTAGCACACAGGTTACCTTGCACTACTATCCTGCAGGTAGCCCACCTCCTGCTGCTGCTTCAGCTATCTTTACCGTAACACAACAGGCAGGTATCATAGCCGGTACAGGTATGACTGCATTGAATGGCTTGAGTGCAGATGTTCAGACCATTAGCACAGGCACAACAGGTACTGACTTTAATGTAGTATCTAGTGGAAGCAATCATGAGTTTAATATACCAACAGCATCGGCAATTAATCGAGGTGCATTGAGCAGTGCTAACTGGAGTACATTCAATGGTAAGCAAGATGCATTAGTATCAGGTACTAACATCAAGACAATCAATGGCAACTCACTGCTAGGTAGTGGGGATATAACTACTAACCCTAGAATTATTAACGCAAATGGATTAAACCTAACTGGAACTACTAACCAAATAAGCGCTTCCGTTTTGATTCCTTCGGGAACTTTGGTCGCGAATAATACTATACACATTAGAAGTATGGTAATGAAAACAGCGGGGACAACGGGAGGGCAAGTAAGATTATACATAAATACTACTAATAGTTTAACGGGTGCAACTCAGATAGCAACGGGAGCAGGTATGGCAAGTAATAACTACATACAACAATTTTGGAGAAGTTTCTTTTTTGATGGGAGTAGTTTATACTTATATTCTACGGGGAATCCAATTAGTACCGATTTAACGCAAGGACCGTTAACATATTACACACTGAATCCTGCAAATAACTACTATCTTTTATTTGCCATTCAAAATTCAACAGCATCACCTGATAACCTTGGACACAAACGAGTAATAGTTCAAATATATGATTAATACATTCACATATAACGGTATTGAATATACCATAACAGGACCGGTAGAGATATTGAATGATACTCAACTGCATGTAGAAACGGATAAGGGTATCATTCTAGTAGATGATACAATGGAAATTTATAAAGAATTAATCAATGGCTAGATACGCAAATACAGGGGAGTTCAATGTGCTATATCCTACCCGTAGGAAAATGGCTAACATCTTAAAGAGGATTTTAAGAAATGACATCGTAGATGGTGAGGGTACACTTGTAGAAAGTATCCGTATCAATGCCAAGGTAACAGGCTTCCAAAAGTTGGAGATTCAAATAGTAGCCATGTACTACTTTATCTTTCTTAATAACGGTGCATTTTTATGGAATGGTGGAGTAATTACTCCAAGGGATTTCGTAGCACAATTTACGGATGAGTTAAACGCTGCAGGTATCACTGCAGAAATATACAGCCAGTACACTGAATGGTTAACTAAAAAGTATCCATTAGTACAAGCTGTTGAGGTCCTTGAAAATCAGCAAAAAATTGTGTACACATTTGAAGCAGTTGACCCTCCTGCAGGATTTACTCCAGGCTTCCCATTAGATGTCTAACTCTTTTTTCATACCCAGAACATTAAACACATAAACGAGTGGTAGGGCACCTATCTTATCACTCTTAGTTATGTCACCTTTGGATAGGCTATAGATCATTAGCTCCCATGACCACTTAGCACTTTGCTGTTCTTTCTCTATTTCTTTAATCTCTTCAGGGTCAAGTTCTGCCTTCTCTTCATTGGTCAATGGCTCATCTGCTTCACCCATAAATAGGTTCTCATACTTTTTAAGGAAGTCATCCCTAAACTTTAAGAACTCATGTATCAATCCATACACATCAGTGATAGGTAGGTCAAGGAACTTATCAGCTCTAATGGTGCAGTCAAAGTCATAGGGCTCCATGACCTCATCACCCCATTCATTCAGCTTAGTGTTCCGGTATAAGATAGCACATACATTAGCTAGGTTCTCTATATAATTCTGACCAAAATAAAAGTCCAGGTCAATGTACTCATATAAGCATAGCTTGTTGAATGGCTTGAGCTTCAACCCAAGTAGCTCATGTTTATATCTTTTGGATGGTTCAGATTTACACCACTTATTGTCTTTAATTAACTGCCGCATCTCATCGACATCGAGCTCTTCAATATCCTCAATGGGTAAGTCTGACAAAATAGAAAGTGCCTCACTATTGTAGTGATACGAACCCTGTGAGGCATCTATCTTATTAAACTCAATGAACTGCTCAACAGTTACATCACTCCACTGCTTCGGTAGGTGTATCATTTCGTAATTGTTGACCTATCTTTTGAGCTATGAACATGATATAAGGGATGGCAATGTTAGCATCTAGCTTGCGTAATAGCTTAGCCTTTTGTTTGATGTGTGCATCGGCATAGTGTTCAGTAGGGGTAAGGTCCTCACGTTTGAACATGACAGCTAACATCTCAGATATATATCCTTTGTTCTTATGTAGTGCTACCTTCTCAATGATCTTAGTATCACGTACAGTTAACTTCATTTGTGCTCGGTAGATATAGCCTTCAATCTCAAGCTCCTCCACTACAGGAAAATCTTTCTGTTCCATTGTATTGAAGCTCTTAACAATCTCTACAAATTCAGCAACATCCGTATCCCAAAACTCAGACTCAGGTATCCCCAAGTAAGCGAATACTTTAAGGTGTTTGTCAATGGGGTCAAGGCTAGTATCATTGTTAATATCAGTGATAGTTTCGAACTGCTCAATAGTCAGCTCATCGATTTGGTTGGGGATTTCCCTGTCTAAGATTTTTATCATGGTTAAATTTTTGAACAAATATAGGAAATTTTTAATATAGGTAATGGCAAAAGATAAACTACCAGTTTACAAAATAACTATTGACCCTGAGTACTCTGAGAATGGTCAAGACTTAGGTATCGAACAGATAGCTTTTACATCCACTCCAGCCATCAAAGTCATGGGTATGGCATTCAGTGCTCAGACAAAACCGATGAGATTCAATGATGAGATAAAGTACCGTATCACTGCACCTGCTTTGATACCTATGGAGATCTATCGCTTTGATGAGGATACAGATGAGGAGTACTATGTTAAATTCACTGCTGAAGAGATAGAAAAAATTCATGCTAAGTTCATGAAAGACATGTTGAATAAGGACCTATTCAACTTGGAACATGATACTGAAAAGACTGTACCTGCCTATGTACTTGAGGCATGGATAGTAGACACTCCAAAAGAGGACAAAGCTTACTCATCATTTGGTATTGAAGTACCGGAGGGTACACTTATGGTTACTGCCCAGGTAACTGATAAAGAGTACTATGCTGAACTTGTAGCTCAAGAGCAAATAGGTTTTAGTATAGAAGGGTACTTAGGCATGAAACTAAAAGAGCAAAACAAATCCCAAATAAATACACAAATGAATGAGTTAATGTTGCCGGATGGCGAACACATCATCAACGAAAAAATCTACATCGTAAAAGATGGTAAAGTAGTTGAAGTAAAAGATGTTGAAAAAGTAGAGGCTTCTGAGGAAGTAGCCCTAGAGGAAACTGTTATCGAAGAGGAAGTAACAGAAATGCCTGCAGAAGAAGAAACAATGGCGGTAGATCCTGTGCTTGACGCAGAAGCTATCCTAGCTATTGTTAAGCCTGCAATGGATGAGCAAATCAATGCATTAGTAGCTATGATTGCTGACCTTAAGAACCAACTTGAGGAAGTGATAAGCACTGAGGTAGAAGAGGAAGTGATTGAAGAGGCTGTGGCTATGAGTGCACAGCATAGATTTTCTAGTGTAAACAAATTCATAAACAACAAATAAAATGCGTAAATTAAAATTCGACTTACAAGTTGACCCAACTGCTTTATTAGCAGCGAACCCAGAGGCATTCTATTCTCAAGCTTACTTGTCTGAGGATACTGCTGACAACTATCGTTCTTTACCAGGTGTAAAGTACAAAACTAAATTAGCGACTGTTACTTTCGGTAACATCTTGCAAGCATCTAGCTGTTCTTTCTCAGCTCCTAATGATGATTTGAACGCTAAAGAAATTGACGTTTGTGCTCTTTCTGCAATGGCTCAAATTTGTCAGTTTGACTTAGAGCAATCTTTCTTATCTCTTCAAATGTCAAAAGGATCTAACGGAGATTTTTCTGTTGCTTCTTTCATGTCTTTCTATTGGTCAGAAATGGCTAACAAAATCAATGGTGACATCGAGTCAATCCGTTGGAAAGGTGACACAGGTTCTGCTAACCCTACATTAGCTTTATGTGATGGTTATGAGAAAAAATTAACTGCAGGTTTAACTGACCCAACTGATACAGTTATCAACGGTGGTACAGGTGCAATTGCTAACTTCACTACATTGGAGACTAAATTAGCTGCAGCATTTGCTTTACTTCCTGCAACTATTGCTACTCGTACAGCTGACCTACGTTTGTACATGCCTACTCAATTGGTTAACATCTACCGATTAGGAGTTGCTGCAGGTAACACTAACGCTTACATTACTCAAGATTTGTCTTTGACTTTCTTAGGAGTTAAGATTGTAGTTTGTCCAGGTATGTCTAACAACACTTTTGTTTGGACATTGAAAGATAACCTTATCTACGCATTCGATGCTGAAGGTGATTCTTCTGATTTACGTGCAGTGAACTTAGCTGATACTGTTGCTGAGCCGGTTATCCGTACTCGTGCTAACATGAAAGTTGGTTTCGAATATGTGAATGGTTCTGATATCGTTTTCTATTCTTAATAATAATCACGAGCCCTCTACCAAGGGGGCTCTTTAATACTTTAATATCATGGCTTGTCAAGCATTAGAAGCAATCGTAAAATCATGCGACAACAACAGTGGTGGTATCTATGGTATCTGGATTAACCAACAAGATGAGATCGCATCTATCACACCAACCGACCCATCAGCGGGTTCAGGATGGGAGATAACAGGTATCACTCTTGCAGGTACTCCTCCAGTACTATTTGAAAACTACTACGTTCGTCGTAACACATCTAACTTTACTGAGGACAGTACTATTGACCTAGTTAATGGTAGCTCATTTGTCACTCAAACAATTAACTTAATGTTCCACCGAAGAGATAAAGATAAGTCTCGTGCTATCAAAATCTTAGGTGCCGGTCAACAATACTTAGCAGCTATCGTATTAGATGCTAATGGTAAGTATTGGTACTTCCCTTACTTGCAGGTATCTGCTACAGGTGAAGGTTCAGGAACAGCTAGAGCTGATGGTTCAAAATATTCTGTTACTTTGGTAGCTGAAAATGAGTACCTAGCTTATGAGGTAGACATGCTACCTGCTGCACTTCAAGCAATCGGAGTTATATAAGTTCTTTATTTCTCTACATAGCGAAAGGGCCTACCGTAATGGTGGGCCTTTTTTGTGAACATTTGTAAAGTCTAATTTAATATAGGTGTGATATACTTAGATCAAGGTGTTATTAATCAGTTTGTATTGACTCTTTCAGAAGTCACTACGGTTAGTACACCACATTATTTGTTTGTGTTCACCAATGAAATGAATACTACTAGCACACCACAGCTATTCACATCTGCTGATACAAGTGCATACCCCGAAAGATACAATCTGTTTACTCTTGATGAGCCTACAGATATATCACTACTTAAAGGGCAGTACACGTATGAGGTATATGAGAGCTCAACACCATTAGTTCTACCTCTTTCAATAGCACAGACTACAGGCGTAGTAATTGAGGAAGGTAGAATGGTAGTAAGTGGTCCAGTAGGTAACTCAATATACGATTAATATGGCATGGTACGATAGATTTATTAACAGCAAACCCAAAGGGCCCGAAGTAGTAGAGGGCTATCAATCTTTTAGCACTCCATTTTTACCGGTAGGTAGAGGCAATTTAACTTTGCCTTATGTCAATGGTAGATACGTTCAGGAGTCTTGGGTTCGTTTTGGTGAAGGTAACTTATATCCAGAACTGCTTAACCAAATGTACTACAGCTCACCACTACATGGTGCCATTGTAGATTTTAAGACAAATGCTGTTATTGGTGGAGGGTTTAATATCATAACAGACAAGCTAACTCCCCAGGAGAAACTTGACATGTACTCTTTTGAAAAGAAAGTCAACCTTAAACACACCGTTAAGGCTGTTACTAGACAGTTAATCCTGCATAATCGAGTATATTTTAAGCTATATTTTGGTGAAAAAAGAAAGCTAATCAAGGTAGAGAACGTATCACCGGAGAAAGTACGTATATCACCATGCAGAAAATACTACTATTTGTCTGATGACTGGAGCACTCGC